GCGGCATGCCGGAACAGAAACTGGAAGAAGTGAAGTCGGCTGACGAAGCCGAAGATCTTTTACAAGACGAGACAAACGAAGAGGAGACCGAGGAGAACACCGAGGAAACCTCCGAAGAGGACAGCACAGAAGAGTCTGGCGACTCGGAAGATTCCGAGGACAGCGAAGACGAGGAAGGCGAAGCGCCATCACCGGACAACGTCCAGAAGCGCATCAATAAACTGACGGCGCAAAAGAAGGCCGCAGCCGAAGAAGCCGCCACCGTCAAATCGCAATACGAAGAAGCGCAAAAGCGCCTTCAAGAGCTGGAGGCTCAGGTCAATGAGGCTTCGCGCCCGATCCTGCAGCCTAGCGCGGAGAACCCGCTCGCCGATGTCGATACTGCCGAAGCGCTTGATGCGAAAATCAAGAGCGCTCAGGAGGTCCGCAGATGGGCGCTGAAAAACACAGACGGCGCAGAAGTTCGCAAGCCGGACGGAAGCACCACATACCTCGATGCCGAGCAAGTTAAGGACTATTTGCTCAAGGCCGACGATGTGCTGACGATCCATGCACCGGCTCGACGCGAATGGCTTGCCCAAAGGCAGCCAGCAGTCGAAGCGGCCAAGAATCTGTTTCCTGATCTCTTCAAAAAAGGCAGCGCGCTCAACCAAGCGTTCCAAGCGACCGTAAAACAAGCGCCGGAGCTACTGAAGCTCCCGCAGGTTGAATACTGGGTCGGCTTGGCGCTCTACGGTGAGCAGCAGCTCATGGCCAAGCAGGCAGCGTCTAACGCTAAAGCCGCCGCGTCGAAGAAAGTCTCGTCTAATAAGATCGCAAAGACACCTACCCCAGCGAATCCGATTAGCGCACCGAAAACTTCTACCAAAGGAGCCGTTTCTAAAGCGGCAAGAGACAGAGTTATGTCGAGTGGCAGGGTTGATGACCTTGCCGATTACGTCTCGGAAGCTCTGTTCAACTAAGAACAACCTCACACTAGAAAGAAAAACTTACTATGGCAGCTCCCGCGGGACAATTGTTCCCCTCAGTTGGCAATAGGGAGGACATCCTTGATGTTCTTACCTACGTCGATAATAAAAACACGCCCATCTCTTCGAGCATTGCTCGCGTTGGTGCGGACATCACTAATCCTTCGGTTTACAGCTATTTGGCCGATTCTTACAGCGCTCCGTCTACTGACGGCGTTGTTGATTCCTCCGATGTGACCGACTTCTCGGACGCAGCCGCAAACCGCGTTCTTCTCAGCGCTCGCGCTCAGAAAATTCGCCGCACCGCCCGCGTGTCGGACTTCCAAGCGAACCTCGCTGACGTTGCCGCCATCGGCCGTCGCAAGGAATTTTCCAAGGCCATCGCCAAGACGATCTTGGAAGTCAAACGTGACGTCGAAGCGACCATCAGCTCGGACAACGAATCCGTCGAAGGCTCCGGCAGCGTGGCCTATAAAACTCGCGGCTTGGGCAAGTGGATCGCGACGGCCGGTTCTCAAACCGACCTTCCGGTTCCTGCATCGCAGGCGACTCCTTCTGCCAGCATCAACACGACCGCGACCGCCTCGCTCACCGAAAGCGCCCTGCAGAACGTCTTGCAGAGCATCTATGAGCAGACCGGTAGCCAAGACCGCTTGGTGCTTGTTGCTGGCCCTTCCCTGAAGAAAGCCATCACAAACTTCACGCGCTTCACGGTCAACAGCACCTCGAACGTGTTCAACCTCCGTCAGACGGCGCAAGCCGCCAGCTCGGATCGTCTCGTCTCGAATATCTCGTTCTATGAGGGCGATTTTTCGACGCTCGAAATCGTGAGTAGCCTATTTTTGGCTGCCAACGCCACGACCGACGCCGAGAAGTATGCTCGCGGTTACATCATGTCGCCTGAGAGCGTCATGCTTCGCTACGGCCGCAAGCCGCGCTTCCAAGAGCTGCAAGACAGCGGTGGTGGACCGCGCGGACTCGTGGATTGCATCGTGTCGCTCGCGGTTATGTCACCGAAAAATATGGGCAAGTTCTCCGCGACTTCCTAATCGAACAACTAACTAGAAAGATCGTACTATTATGGAAATCTTCGAACTCCCCGCTGAGACCAAAGCCGCAACCGGCTTTACCCACAAGGCCATCGTCACGCACGCTGACCTCACCGAGTCCACCGCCGACACCGACCAGACGCTCTCGCTTCTGGCCTTGGCCGCTGGCGACGTGGTCACCACGGCCGCTTGGAAACTGGTCACGCCCTTCAAGGATGCCAGCGACAGCGCCCTCAACGACACCAAGGTTCAGCTCGGTGACAGCTCCGACGACGACGAATACGTCGCCGCCACGCAGGTCAACGAGAACGGCACCGAAGTCCTCTTCGCCGCCGCCGCTCCCGCCTCCGTCCCGTTCGTTTACACGGCGGCCAACGCGGTCGAACTCTTGGTTGAGTCGATGACGGCCAAAAGCCTCAGCGACATCGACACCGGTGAACTTCACGTTTACCTCGGCGTCGCCAAACTGAGCGACCTCTAAGCGTCTTAACACACTGCCGTCCGCACTGCGCATGCGGGTCGGACGGCAGAAGTTAGGATGTCAGATCAAATATTCTCCGATCTGGTCGGAGACATGGATGACGAGCTTGCTCACCTTGTCAAAGAGGAGCTGCAGACAGGATGGCGCGCACAGCAGGTGATGGCCGCTATCGACGCTCGCAAAGCCAAACAGGTCAACGACCAGTTAGAACACTGCACTGTAGACGGCATCGGTCAGCACGTTATGGACGTTCCGGCCGATGCTTATTTTGCGTGGCAGAAGCATCTAGGTGACGGCTGCTGGTCTGACAAAACATTCCGCCACTGGTTTCTAAAACGGAACCCTGAGTGCGCGATTAAGTATACCCCGCGCAAAACCACCGTCCTGATCTAATGAAACTCGACCGCGACAAAATCACGCGCATGATCAGCGACATCGATCAGGCGGACCACGACGGCTCCGGTTACCTGCATCGCAAGCTCAAGAACTTCAACGTCCGGTATTGTATCTGGGCCGGACAGAGCGACGACGGCCGCAAGCACCAAGCCTTCTACGGCAAGAAAGTTTTTCCTTGGGAAAATAGTTCGGACGTTTCCGTGCGAATGGCTGAATCGATAATTCGGGAGAGGGTAATTTCTCTCACGTCCGCGTTCTTTAAGTCGCGCCTGCAAGTCCAGCCGGTCGAGGTGATGGACGCTCCCAAGAAGAACGCCGCCGAGACTGTGCTTCGCTGGCTCCTGCACAGCCACTGTGCCGACGACATGCGCCGCGAGATCCGCTTGGCTGCCGAGTTTCGGGAGACCTATGGCCTCGCTGTCATGGCTGTGGACTGGGAACGCCAGACCCGCGTCGAGGTGAAGAAGTTCACGCTCGAAGAAGCGATGATGATGATCGAGGAGACGCAAGATCCCAACCTGCAGGCGCTCCTCGAAGTCGTTCTTGATCCGGCTCAGGAGGAGCTGGCCGCGGAGCTTCTCGGTCAAGTGGTGCCGGAGCTGGGCAGCGTCTCCAAGGTCCGCCAGTTACGCGAAAAGGGCGAGGTCGAGTGGGAAAGCCCCTACATCTTTTCGTCCAAGCCGGTGGTGCGTGCCCTCGAAGCATGGGAGGACGTGATTTTTCCAATCCAGACCGACTCGCTGCAAAGGGCGCCCTTCATCGCCCGCCGCGAGCTGCTCAGTGAGTTCGAGCTGCGTGAGCGCGCCGCACTGGAAGGCTGGGACAAGGAGTGGGTCGAGCGCGCGGTGAAGCATCGCGGCGAGATGAAGCGCATCCACATGAATATCCACCGCTCGGACCAGTTCCTGTACGAGCAGATGCGCGACCTGATCGAAGTGTGGCATGTCTACCGCAAGGAGCACGACGACCGCACCGGCGCGACCAAGGTCACCCGCACCGTCGTCAACTACAGCATCACCGACTCCGTCGCCCTGCATGAGCTGATGCCCTACGAGCATCAGATGTATCCATTCATCGAGCTGCCCCGCGAGCGCAACACACGCCCGCTCCTCGAAAGCCGCGGTATCCCTGAGATCGTCCAGTCGGCGCAGGAAGAGGTGAAGGTGCAGAGGGACTATAGGGTTGACCGCGCCAGTATCAGCATCATTCCTCCGCTCAAAGTGCCCGCTTCCAGAGGCCGCCTCGATCTCGTCCTCGGACCAGCGATGCAGATACCGGAGAGGCGCCCGAACGAAATCAACTGGATGACCCCGCCGCCGTTTGACCAAGGCTCTATCGAGGTCGAGCAGGCAACCCGCGCCGACGTTGACCGCTACTTCGGCCGCATGACCGAGAGCGTGAATCCCAACATCGCCATGCTGCACATGCAGGACTTGGCCGACTCATGGCTCCTCGACATGAAGGTCATGATGATCCAGATCCTCGCCTTGGCGCAGCAGTATATGCTGCCGGAGGAAATTTCTCGCGTCACCGGAAACGCCACGCCGT